TATAACACTCCTAAAGTAGACTATTTAATATATTCAGATAAAAATAGAGTCTTATACACGAAAAAAGGAGAGTAGATACCAAACTTTGAGTACACCGAGTCAGCATTGATTTTTGGTTTAGATACCAAAACCAACCTACGTTCTTTCAAACATTCCGAAAAGGATTTTGCAAGACATGGGGATGCATATAAATTTATAATAAACCATTTTGACAAATACGGGGAGTTTCCCTCTCCGGAAGTTTTGTTAGAAAATTTCCCAACCTTAGATAAAACTGCTCAATCAGTTAATTTTGAATACGCAGTAGAGCTTTTTAAAGACCAAGTGTTACAACGAGCAGTTGTTTCTACCGTCCAAAAGCAAAGAGAATTAGTCAAAGAGAACCCTAAAAAGGCTTTGACAAATATTATGGTTGGGCTAACAGATATTGAAGTGGTTTATGATGAAGACGTTCAAGCTTATGATAGTGGTAAATTGACTAGATTAGATGAGTGGAAGGAAAGAACCAGCAAACGTCAAATGGGGGATGGGCTAATGGGGATACCCACCAGCTTTAAAACAATTAATTCTAGTGGGGTGGGTTGGATGCCCGGAGAGTTAATTGCTATGTTTGCTAGACCTACTATCGGTAAAACTTGGATGTGTGTGCACGCAGCAGCTACAGCAGTCAATCATGGAGCAAGAACTTTATTGGTATCTACAGAGATGCCTAATACAGCAATAAACATGAGACTTGATGTGGTATTAGCTAAAATGAAAGGATACGACCTATCTCATAGGGCATTACGACATGGTGAGCCTATAGACGAGCAGGAATATGTGAAGTTTTTAGAGGAATCCAACTCTCAATCACTTTTAATTTGTGACCATATTTCAGGGCAGATGGGTATTTCCATAGAAGCTATAGCAGGATTAGTAAGGAAACACAATCCGGAGTTTGTAGTTATTGATGGTGTGTATTTAGTCGCTACTTCTGATGCCAAGAAAGCTGCTTGGGAGCAATCCCACTCGCTATTTTACGGTCTAAAGAACTTAGCAACATCAACGAACACGCCAATTATGGTTTCTACGCAAGCTACTAGAGATGCTTCTAATATGTTTACTCCACCTAGGGCAGACCAAGTCGCCTTTGGGGACGCTTTAATTAGAGCAGCGGATGTAGCCATAGCAATGTGTGCCTTAGAAAATGAAGATGATAAAAGATTAGTACAGTTTCAAAAATATCGTGATGGTGAATTAAGTCGAGACCTCACGGTAATGCAATGGGGTGTAAATAATGGAAATATAGAAGAGTTGCCCGACTATGAATGGGAAGACTTTTAAACAGGAGGAAAATCATGGGAATCTTAAATTGGTTTGGTAGTAGCGATGATAGCAATATTATAGTTAAGTCTACTAGAAGCAAGGGAAATGGACGACCTATCGTAGACATTACTGTAGGAGATATACGAAAAGGTATAGCTACAGATGAAAATGGCTATAGAAACGAAGTCGTAATATTCCTTAGAAAAAATAAGAAGGATAGATAATGATAGATTGGCACTCTGTATTAACAAAGTATGGAGTCTCAGTACCCAATCAGGAACAATTTATAATTCATTGCCCCTTTCATGAAGATAGAAGAGAATCATGCTCTATCAATTTGGAGAAAGGGGTGTGGATTTGTTTTGCTGGGTGCGGGCAAGGGAACCTTAAGTACTTTATTTGGAAACTATCAGGTAAATCTTGGGATGAGATAAATGCTGAGTTTGAATCAAAAGCATGGGACTTAGACTTCTCAATGTTAGACGATATAGTAGAAGAAGATACTACATCTGAGCCCTATAAAAAGCCCGATGTACTTAATGAAACCCCTGATAATCATTGGATATACAGTCGTGGGTTTACTAAAGAAACTATAATGAAGTGGGGTTGTAAAACAAATGAATTTTTAGATTTTATGATTCCAGTAGAAACCCAAGAACTAGAAACAGTTGGATGGATAGCAAGAAGAAAACAGGCTATACCTAAATATTTGTTTTCTAAGGGGTTCGCTAAGTCACAATATTTGTTTGGGATAAATCAGTTATATGACACTAAAACATTGTATCTTGTCGAAGGAGCATTGGACTGCATGTGGTTAAGCCAATTCGGGTATTCGAGTGTAGCAGTGTTAGGGGCGAGTGTTTCTCAGCGACAGGTAGACCTAATAAGTTCCCTACACCCGCAAGAGGTTGTGTTAGCTCTTGATAATGACGAAGCAGGTAAAAAGGGAATTGAGAAAGCCACACTTGACATGCAAGGCAGGTTTCTTATATCATATTTAAGGTTACCAAAAAATATAAAAGACGTACAAGAATTAAGTGACGTTCATACTTTGCATAAGGTAATGAAAAATAAAACAATATTTTAAATAGGAGAGTTACATGAGTGGAATAGCTAAAATTGCTAAGGGTAGAGAGGATTCTAGAAGACCTCTTCCTGAAAGAGCCCCGGGTAGAGAGGTGTGGTTAAAAGATGGAGACCAAATATTTCTTACTTCGGTTGCTACAGGAGAAGAAAACGACAAGTATTTAGATGAAATTTATCTATATACTTTTAGAGTGGGTAATAGGTGGACAAACCTTATCAAAGATGACAAGGTAGACACTAGCAATGTACCCGAAGATACTAGAGCCTCCCATAAATTTGCTTTTTGGGCATATGTACATAACATAATACACAATGAAAAGCGTAATGAAGAGTGGGTTGAAATAGAAGGTCCTGCTGGTAAGAAAGTTTATAGAGAAGATGTAAATGACTTTAGAATTGTTTCTCTTGGCTTTGGGAGAAGTGACTATGTCTGGAATCAACTAGTTGATGTATATAGTGACTGGGGTTCTTTGGACAAAGGCGTGCTAAGAATAAAAAGAACAGGGCAAGGGGCTTACGACACTTCTTATTCTATTACAGCTACACCAAAAATAGATGAAGTACCTGCTGACAAAAACAAAGAAATAAGCGAGCTACCCCTACTCAAAGAGTATTTTTTAGAGAGATATGGTAATCCCGACATTATCGACATAGCTACTTCAACAGCTAGTAACGATGATGACGAATTATTTTAATTGAGACTGTGACGGTTGTAACAAATCGCACTTTTGAAGATAGTCTCAAGCAACTACAGTCGGTTTTAGAGGTAGCACCGACTCTTGTGGTTGATGTCGAAACGAATGGGTTAGATGCTTACAAGTCCAATCAAATATGTGGCATTGGGGTGGGTGAAACCAACCCTGACGGACTCGTACAGTACTACCCATTCAGGCATCATCTTGGGGAAAATCTAACATTTGAAGCGTTTCAAAAACTTATATCTATTTTAAACCAATCGGTAAAATCTTACATAGGTTATAACTTAAAGTTTGACCTGCATTTTTTACAAAAGGACGGCTTAGAGGTTGTCAGTAAAGAACTTATTGATGTTATTGTTATGGTGCGTCTTATAGAGCATTCAGACATCAAGGAGCTAGGGCTAACACCTACAGGCAAGCGTGCCTACGGGGAGAAGGCTGTGCAGTACGACATTGATACTAAAAAGCTTCTTAGGTCTAATAAATGGAACAAGGACTTTTCAATGGCTCCACCAGATTTTTTGGGGGAGTATTGCAAGAAAGATGTTACTCTAACTGCTAGAATTTATAACGATTACTTAAAAAAGATTGAGAAGACCGGTCAAAATAAGGTCTTTGAATTAGAGAAAAAGCTTACTAAAGTCTTGTATAAGATGGAGGAGTTGGGCATTTCAGTAGATAAAAACTATGCTATTACCACAAAAACAGTATTATTAGACCGTTTAGCTGAGGTAAAACAGGAAATACTTAGCTTATGTAACAAGACTGAAGAAGAATTTAACATATCGAGCCCTAAACAAATCGGTGAAGTTTTTAATGGTATGGGCATTGAATCCCCTGTAAAGACTGGTAAAGGGAATGATTCTTGGAATGAAGCCGCCCTAATAAACATCAATCATAGAATGGCTGGTTTGATAAGACAGTACAGAACTTTAGAAAAGCTTGGTTCTACATATCTTGACCCATATTTAGAAACAGATGTTATGCATACAAATTTCTGCAATTGGGGAACAGCCACAGGCAGATTATCTTCTAGAGAGCCTAACTTACAAAATATCCCAAGAAACCATTTTAAATTACATGAGAGAGATTTAACTGACCAAGATAAAACAGATATTCGTAATACTATATCTGCTATGGTAGCCCAAAAGGGAATAACAATGGATACTGAATTATCTGATGATGTGTTATCCACTTGGTCTTTTATAGGGAACGATAACTACAACGCCTCTGATGATAAGCAGTTAGCTATACGTAGGTTATTTGTATCCCGCCCTAACTATAGTTTAGTAGGGTTTGATTACCAACAAATGGAAGTTAGAGTTTTTATGTCTTACTTTAGAAATGAGACGATTGACGCAATACTAAACAAAGAAGATGTGGACTTTCATAGTGAGGCAGCTAAGTTAGCCTTTGGTGTAGATGAGTCTTCCCCAAGATTTAAGGAGTATCGTCAGTACGCCAAGGCGATTACATTTGGTACTATTTATGGAATTGGCAACAAGAAACTTGCCCAACAGTTAGGGACAACACCACGTGAGGCAGGTAAGTTTAAGAAGCAATACTTTGAGGGGATGGAAGGGTCTAAGGATTTTTTTGATAAAGTAGTAAGAAAAGTAGAACTACGAGGGATGGTAAAAAACAGGTATGGCAGGCAATATAAAATAAACCCACAGTTTGCTTACAAGGGAGTAAATTACCTTGTACAAGGAACTAGTGCAGATATTCTTAGCGAAAGAATGTTAGTTATAGATGATTATTTACTAGACAAAAAAAGTAATCTTTTATTACAAGTACACGATGAGATAATATGTGAAATACATGACAGTGAGTTTAATACTATTCCATATAAAATACAAAGTTTGTTGGAAGATAACACATTAGATGTGCCTTTAAAAGTAGATATGGAAGTATGCTCACCTTCATGGGCTACTAAGAAAAATTATAAACCAGCAGAGTTGGAAGACTATATTGATTGGAGCTAAATAATGCCTAAATATATTTTAAAAGAAGAACTTGAAAAATATGAGATAAAAACGGGAACCTCTGGAGTTGATGTTCCTTTAGATGAGCCTACTATATTACGAGCTGATACTTTTGCTCGGGGCATGGAACAACGAAAGCCTAACGAAAAACAATATCAAGACGATGGTAAGAATATTAAGAAAAGAACAGACACTGGAAAAAAAGCTGAATTAGCGGTGGAACAAATTATTCAAGAGACTTACACTGATGATACTATTAGTGATACATCTGAGCACAGCCATCCGGATTTAAAGTCATTAGGGATGAAGATGGGAGTAAAAGGGGTTACACCTCCATATTTTCCGGTTATTTTTAAAAATTCAGAAATTCCCGAAATAATTGCTATTGTTTTCCCAACACATATAAAAGTGTTAGGAGTTGCTACTGTAGACAATTTAAATGCTTTTCAGTGGGATAATGGTATAGGAGACCCAAACCTTAGAAAAAAAGGAACTAAAACAACTTTTTGGAACCTTGAGACTATTATTCCCTTTAATTCTAAAAAACAATTAGAAGAGATATATCACTTTACTAAACTGGGACAATATATTGACTGG